AAGATTAGTACCTAGTGAGTTTTGCTTTAGGGGATTACGGAAACCTTTTTTACCCTTACTCTTCTTTCGTAGAGACTTTGAATCTGTATCTACGGCCTTGAAGTCCACATCATTCGCACTCAGCGAAGCCGCGGCTGGCGCGGGTGGGGGAGCAGGGGGAGGCGGTGGAGTAGGTGTCTTAGGTTTGAATGGACCTACACACATATTATTCCTCGTCTTCCTGAAATTCTGTTAATTGTTTAATGGCTTCGATTACGCTTTGTTGCCCCTGTAAATACCTAATCTGTTCGATGGATATCGAAGAATCTTTTGGTAGTGCGTCAGGAAACTTACGAGCAAGATAATCGTGTACCTCTTTGCTTATCAGCGGTGTATCTGTTAGAACTTTCATTGATATAAACCCGATAATGTCCATAAATAAAAAAGGGGCTACCCGAAGGTAACCCCAAAGTTTAACTCAGTTAACTTTACAGTTCACAGGCACCTGAAGTACACGCCAGTTCCTGAGAAGCAACTGTCATGTCATCAGTTTCCCGATATTCTGCAAAGGAAACATTAGGCATTTTACTAGAAAGTTCTTCGTATTGCAACTCCGAGATTTCTTCGTAAGGTGCCTGTACATAGGAGTGTGACCCGTCTTCCCTTGGCAGGAATGATACGCCGCCGACATCTCCAAAGTTTTGGTATACATAAGCCCCGACATCAAACCATTCATCCTCTGATACATATACTGTGATACTTGGGTTGTGTTCACACCACGACTCCCTGTAAGTCATCCATAGGTGCAACTGTTCAAGCGCACTCATATCGTTACGAGTTACAGATTCCTGTGGCGACTTGATTGGAAAAGAGAACACATGGTTAAGTGGATTGTAGGTATCTACTTCGTTAGGGATACCTTGCTCAATCATCCAGTTAGCCAGTGGGTCTTTAACATCAGCACGAACACGGCGAATATAATGTTTTGCATACCGCGGGTGTATCCCCGAAGCGCATGAAGACAACTGAGAAACAGTGCCACTAGGTTTGACACAGGTTGTAGCAGTTGATTGCTGGATACCCAGCTTGTCTGCCCACTCCTTGTTTGTGTCCACAACAATCTTACGAAGGTCTTCTAGTGTCTCTTGAAGGTAATCATTCTTATGGTTCATCCAGTCGTTGTCAAGAATACCAGTGAATGAAACACCCAACAACCGTTCCTCTTCCATATTCTTTTTCCACGCGGGGCGTAGATAGCGAATATCTGTAAGGGCTGATTGAAGAGTACCAAGTAAGGAAGCAATCCGTGCCTTCTCCTTTAACTGCTCAAACATATCGTCAGGGCGGATAATTATTTCCGATAGATTACAGCACTGCATAGAGCGAAGCAGAATCTCACCGCAGGGGTTCGTTCCGAAGTCATGGTCTGGGTCACGCCTACCATACTTAATGGCTTGGTTCTTAGCGGCCTCACGATTAAATATACCACGCTCACCCGACTTGGACTCATATAGTGATGTCCACTCACGCAAGAAGGCACCCATATCTGGCTTTCTCGTATATGCTACGCTGTTGTTTGCATACGAGCGGTTTACGTTCTCGTCCCACCAGTTACCAGACTTACAATGTCGCATCCTATCATCTGCCAAGTCCGACAGGCTAATCATAGCAGAGCGGCGTACACCACCCACTACCACAGCCGCCGCAACGGCACACATAACATCATGTGCTTCTAGGCTTGTTAGTTTACGTCCAGCGGCTTTCTTGAAGACACCCACAGTAAATCTGAATAGGTTCTCTAATGGGTCAGGACCAGAGGCACGACCACCAAATACTTTCAGCCTAGCACCCGCTGGGCGAATACCTGACAAGTCCCACTTAGGGATTTCACCAGCGTAAAGACGCGACACCAGCTTACGCATACCTTTTGCCCAGCCGACTTTACTGTCTTCTACTTTGAAGACTTCATCGGTTTCATGTAGGTCTGCGGGGACATCTGGCAGTTTCTCTACGAACTTGCGTTCAACAGAATAGCCAACTCCTGTACCACACATCAAGACATACAACGCTTCGTCAAATGCCTTGGGGTCATCAATAGCAAGATAAGAACAGTTATACCCTGCAATGTTGTCTCTATCCAAGGCTGGACCAGCGGTCATAATTGCCCTCATGGATGGTACAACGCCCAACTCTTTAATCATCTTTGCGGCCTTGCTTAGTTCTTCAGCCGCCACAGGAAACTTCTCTGAGAAGTAGTTGATATAGCGGTCAACGCTCTCTTCCCATGTTTCCCGTCTGCCTTCCTCTTCAATGAATCGGGCGTACTTTGAAATCGCTATATACTCTTGATACTGGTCCATCTATCTTTCATCTCCTTCACCCTTCAGGGTATTTCGTTTTTGCCTATCGGCTAATTTTTGTAGGTTCATTTCCGCTACATCCTGAAGGTCAATCCGAAGGTGAGTAGATAGTTCTGCAACGAACCATAAAACATCACCTAGTTCTTTCTTTAGCCCTTCCTCATTAAGGTCACCGTCACCGCGGTAATACTTTGCGACCTTATCAGCGACCTCTCCGCACTCAGCGCAGAGGCCAGTAATACAGTAGGCCATCCCCATGTCTGGGGGATAGACCGCTGTTTCGTGTGCCTGTTGTTGGTATGTGTTGAAGTCAACCATTCTTCACCTCAATAAGTTTGTTTAAGTACCACTGTGCTTTTTTGAGGTCTTCGACCCCATTTTTGTACCGATATCTCCAGAGGTATTTGATGATGTTCCCTTGGAGATAATATTCGAACCCATCGCCTGTCGCCGCCTTGATTGCATCAATGCACTCGACACCGCTTTGGTTGTAGTGTTTCGGATGGTTGACGACATCTTCCATTTGCTCCGTCTCTATTTCACGCATGATACGTCCGTAGTCAGTCATTCAGTGGCTCCCACATCATGTCTTTGGTTTTGTATGTAAGAATGTGAGCAAGCCGCGCAGTAAGAAGAGCATCCTCTTCGGTCTGTTCAGCCTTTTCGTATGCCGCTACAATCTTACGCCAAGGGGACAATCCGTTGTCCTCATCCAGAATACGTTCAGCCTTTACAGGTCCAACACCCTTGATACCTTTGTAGTTATCAGCGGCATCGCCAGTGAGTACTTGCATATAGAAAGAACGGTCTGCTTCCTCTTGTGAAATCTCAATCACCTCACCATCAATCAAATGCTTACCAGCAATCTGCCGAAGGTCTTTATCAGGTGACCAGATTATGTAGTCATTTGGTGACTTGGTGGCGAATATTCCAATCAAGTCATCAGCCTCTAGCCCGTCAGTGCTTTTGGTCTTCATATTGTCAACCATCATCTGACGAACTTGGGGTAGGCAGACAGGCTTCCGCTTACCAATGCGGTTAGCCTTGTACTCTGGGTCAAGTTCTTTGCGAAATACGTTTCCAGCAGTGAGTAGAACGAGAGCCTTTGAGCATCCAGCCTCTTGTATAAGGTTATTGACCATGTTTTCAGCGTACTGATAAACCTCATCAGCAAACGAATGTAGTGTCCATAACCCACCACCCCAATCAATAGGGTGTTCCTTGGCGGTTGCGGCCTGATAAGCCACAATATCACCATCAACTAGCAGTGTTGTCATATGTGTACCTCTTACCTAAGTGGATATGTTCTTATATAGTTTAACCGTATCAGTCGAGAACAGCTTAGATAAATTCAACAGGTACATACGAGATGCCATGTTGTCCCCACCATTTACTACACGATGAAATTCTAAGTTGTTCACAATCTTTTTCAGGTTAGATACTGAGAACAATAAGCGACAGTATACATCATCACCGATTGCTAGGTTGTGACACCAGTAATCTGACTCAGTGGCATTGATGCCGCTTGGTTTACCATAAGACTGAAACTCGATTGCTATGTTGCCTGTCTTGCTCCACATATCTCGCTCAGTCTTTACTTCGACCTTACAGTTTTTGAGGATATTGAGAAACTCATCCTCGTGAAACTGACCGTATGACAAGTCAAGGTCAAACTTCTTACGGTCAGATTTAGTGGGTTTCAGCCCAGTTTGCTCCGAGTTTGTATTCACCTGTGAGGGGGACTCTGAGTTTGTAATACTCTCCCGCTCGTTTGATTGCTTCGATGCAGAGATGTCCAATCTCGTCTCCTATGTCTTCGCGTACTAAAACCTGTACCTCATCGTGAACGAAGGCCACCTGTCGGTAGTCTACATTCCGCATGAAACCACGTTCTCTTAGTAGCTTGTTAAATTCGACAACCCAGCGTTTACAGATTATTGCACCGCCACCTTGAAGTAAGGTGTTAAGGGCGGCGTGTTCATGCCGTACTGGTATTTGCCGTTTATCTATGCCTAGTAAATATCCACGAAGAGCGGCCTTACTGACCGCTTTACGCAAGTTGTCAATGGCAGGGAAACTCTTCAGAAACTTTCGCTTGAGAGTTTCACCTTCTTTGCGGCCTCGACCAACAATTTTGCCAATTTTCTCTGAACCCGCTCCATAAAGCCAGCCATAGATAAAGGTTTTAGCCATGTTGCGGGTAGCCAACCCAGCGGCTTGCTGATTGGCTGTATGGATATCTCCATTGACAACGATGTCAGCGTATTTGCCATTATCGAACTTAGCCACAAAATGCCCAAGCATACGGAGTTCAAGACCAGACACATCGCAACCCATAACAAGCCAACCGTCAGGAGCGTGAAATAGACTACGACATTCTTTACCGTAAGGAGCATAGACCGAAGGAATTTGGGCGCAGTTTGGATTTTGGTGCGTACACCTTGATGTAACCGCTCCCATATGGTTGACACGACCATGTATCACTCCATTCTTACTTAGTTTCATCCAAGCCTGTTCACCTTCAGCAAGCTGACCGATACGCTTCTGTATCATTAGATACTCGTTCAGTAGTTCTGCCTCTGGATACTTCAGGCCACTCAGGACTTTCTCGTCCACTTTTGGCAGTCCCGTTTCAGTGAAGACCTTTGGTTCCCACCCATACTTTTCCATCAGCATCCTAGCGATATGCTCACGGCTGTTAGGGTTGAAAGGTATCTCCTTACGTTTAAGGAA